TTACGCCGCAGGAGGAGCAGGCCAGGTGATATCGGGTGCGCTCTGCGCATCAATGGCATCGACCTGTTTCATGTACTCGCGCCAGCGCACTAAACGGCTTTTATCATCATCAGAAATCACGCCCAGCAGAAGATCGGTCTGCCAGTTTGCTATCATTTTTTGTGCTTCTGACAATAGCTGCGTTTTTCGTAGCGTAGCGTCCGCAATATATTCATCCCGGCTTTTTTCAGGTGGCGTAAATACACCGTCAGAATACAGATAACCGACACCGACACGTTCTGATGAAATATCGATTAGTGCGCCATTCTGCGGCTTCCAGTCAGCCCCAACATCGCTATCCCAGACCACAGTATTAATCACCACGCCGTTTTCGATTACCGCGTATATTTTACTCATGCTGAATACTCCACAATCATAATGACGCCATTACCACCATTACCGCCTTTGGCACTGGCTCCTGCAGGGACCGTATATCCGCCACTACCGCCAGCACCATCCATGCCATCAAATCCGCCTACAGGCGCATTTGATGCAATCGGCGGTGTACCGAATGAAAAGACAGAATCACCGCCCGCACCGGATTCATAGCCACTACTGAAAAACATCGCAGGTGTCCCTGAGCCGCCAAAACCCGCGACAAGATTCCCACCAGATGCATTCCCTCCACCACCATTACCAATCAGAACGGACATACCGATTGCGATTGCAATACCGTTAGCCCCCCTCGCTCCACCGATCGCCGTCATTAACGTTCCAAATTTCGTCGCGCCGCCAGAACCCGGCTCATATGTCGCGTCTACACCGCCTATACCGCCGGCACCGACCTCCAGATAGATCAACGCCGGAATATCACCTTTACGGTAAAAAGATCGTGCCCAGCCGCCCGCACCACCGCCGGAACCTGCCGAGTGATAATTTTGTGGGGACGCCGCCGCCGCACCGCCACCGCCACCTGCACCACAGATGGTGACATCAATAGCCGACACATCATCAGGCCATTGATAATTCTGGCTTGAGGTGATTTTTTTTATGCGCAGGATGCGGCCTGCAAAACGATTTTCTAAGCCCAGGTTTTTGACAAATTGAGTCGGGTCCTGAATATCAGCACCGTTCTGATTTTTATCCATTTTCCCTGATAGCCCGGCAGCAACAAACGCCGTGGTTGCCAGTTGTGTCGTACTCGTTCCTGTTGCGGCAGTCGGTGCCGCAGGAATACCGATAAATGTCGGACTTTCAATCGGCGCATACTGCTTATGCGGGTTAACGGCAGCGACATGGTCGGCCAGCAAGGTATCGGCATAGCGCCGTGTCGCCAGCGCCACCGTTGGGTCAAATTTCAGCGTTATTGCATCAGTACGGCTGACAATCAGGATCATGCGCACCGTCTGCACCCGGCCCGATCCTTCCTTCAATTCCGGTTTATAGGTTTCCGGGCAGTTACCGAGCGCAATCAAGTCGCCATCAACATCGTACAACCCGATTTCACGCAGCCAGAATCCCCCTTCGTTTTCCGGGATCACTTGCTCGGCAATCATCTGGCTGGTGTTGTCCGGGTCAACCGTTAGCGAGTTGATCACCCCACGTCGCTTTTCATTGACCAATTTGGTTTGCAGCGGATCGGGGGTGGGGAGTACACCGTTGCCATCCCCCACGCCCATTTGGGCCAGTTCCAGCGCTTTTCCTGCGGCTATCGCCGCTGCCAGCTTTTTCTCACCCACCTGGGTGAGCAAGGTAAAATATTTCGTTCCCATCGTTTCTCTCATCAGCATGAATGTAAAGGAAAAGGTCAGGCAGTGGTCGGGGAGAATCCGCACACGGCAAGCGTGCGCCGTCCTGTCTGCCGTCTGACAACCATTATGCTGATGGCCCGTCAAATCACCCGCTCATACGGATGTGGCAGCAATGGCACAACATCATCATCACTACAAGGCCGGTAACAGGAACGAGCGATAAGACCCTGGAGGGATAAAGCATTCGAATGGGGTAGCAAAAAACAACCCGTTCGGAATAACAACGCCGCGTTATTCCGAACGGGTGTAGCGTCTCATCAGTGTGATGGTGGGGTCGGCCAGTCGATGTCCGGTGTATGACTCAAATCGACGCGACTTAACTGCACCAGATAGATTTTCCAGCTTTTAAGCGCCTCGGTTTCCTGCTCAGTGGCGATGTCCAGTTCCTGCGCATAGGTCAGCTCGCGAATGCGGTCATGTGCTATCTGGCGACGGGCGTCATACTCCTGTCGGGCCGATTGCGCCAGGCTTGCCTGATAGGCCGCCGTATCCGTTACCCATTGCGCCCCCTCCCAACGGTCAAAGGCACTGGCAGGCGGCAGCAGGGTGAGGTTTGCGGGCAACGCACCCAGCTCACTCACCACCTGTGGCTGACGGGTCTGCGTGTCATAAGCGGTCTGCCCACGTAAATCAGGCACCCATTCCCACTGCAGGCCGTCAGATGAACGCCGTAGCGCCTGCCCTTCCACCGCTGGCTGCGGCGGCTCATCGGCGTAGCTATAGGCGGGAATCCCGGTACCAACCATCAGGTATTCGTCGCTGTAACCATCGTACTCACGGGTGAGCACATCCACGTGGTACACCCGCAACCAGCCTGCCTGAGTGGCCAGCCCGTCTGCCGCCAGCACTGCACGCACGTCCTGCGTCGATATCGTCATTACGCGGCCCTCACGATGTAGTTAAAGGCAATATTGCGAGGACGGTTTTCTGCTGCGGTTGGAACAACACGTGACGCATCAAAGCGAGCACCCGCCGGTCCTTTGTAGCTGCCAAGACTGTCAGCTATTCCAACATCACCGAATTCGTCAGCAGAGATTGCACCCGACGCCGCAACAGTCGTTAATGACAAAGGAGTTGACGTGCTAACGCCAATATAAAGAGAACCAACGATATTCCTGATCGCATCGCCTTGCAGTGAAAGCAGTCCCCTACCACTATCTATCCCCCTCCCATCATCCCAGCCACGAATAAATTCACCGCGCAAATCCGGCAGCACACCGGACGGGTAGACCTGTGCCAGCCGGGGATAAACGCTTTTATCAAACGACTGGCCGTTACATTTCAACCAGCCCGTCGGAGCGGTCGCCTGCGGCCAGGGTTGTGGAATACCCACAAACTCATTGATCAGCAGGTACTGTGAATGCGGGTTAGGCTCAGCAAGATGCCCCGCCAGCAGTGTATCGGCATAACGCCGTGTCGCCAGCGCCACCGTCGGGTCAAATTTCAGCGTTATTGCATCGGTACGGCTGACGATCAGGATCATGCGCACGGTCTGAATTCGGCCCGACCCTTCCTTCAGTTCCGGTTTATAGGTTTCCGGGCAATTCGCCACCGCAATCAGATTACCGGCCACATCATAAAGCCCAATCTCGCGCAGCCAGAAACCTCCTTCATTTTCGGGGATCACCTGCTCGGCAATAACCTGACCAGGGTTATCCGGGTCCACACTCAGGGAATTAATTACCGCCCGGCGTTTTTCATTCACCAATGTGGTCTGCGTCGGGTCCGGCGTCGGGAATACACCACCGCCATCCCCCACCCCCATCTGGGTGATTTCCAGTGGTTTTCCGGTTGAGATTGCTTGTGCTAATTTCGCCTCACCGATACGGGTGAGAATCGTAAAATATTTGGTTCCCATCGTTTATCTCGTCTGAATAAATTTAAAATAGAGTCAGCGGCAAAAGTATTGCCGTAATACCAGAGTCGAATGTTCGTTCTGCGTTCTCACAACCATTATGCGAAAACACTAAAATAATTACCTGTTGATGGCGTTGTTTCTGCTATGGCACAACAGATGGGATAAACAGACCTCTCCATCGCCAGAATTTAAAAGAAAAATAGAAATATTAATTAAATAAGACATAAGTACTGAATAATATTTTTATTACTCGGTGTTACGCTGCTCTTACAATGTAACTAAAAGCAATATTACGTGGACGAGAGACCCCAATATATCCTTGAGATCCCGTCCCCCATGTACTAGAAGCACCAATAGCCCGTGCACGAAAATTCATTATCGCCGCAACAGGGTTATCCCAGTTCAGTGATTCTCGAGAATTACATGAGAAGTTAACAACATTATCTGGTGGATTAATTATTTCCTGGAGCATATAAGAACCTTCCTGCCAGCTACTTAATTGGCGACCACTATCCACACCTCTCCCATCATCCCAACCACGAATAAACTCACCACGCAAATCCGGCAATACGCCTGACGAGTAGACCTGTGCCAGCCGTGGATACAGGTTTTTATCAAACGCCTGACCGTTGCATTTGAGCCAGCCCGAAGGCACGTTAGCCTGCGGCCAGGGCAGTGGAATACCCACGATGTCATTAATATCCAGTTTTAGTTTGATGTTGTTGTCGGTTTTATCTGACAGCGCATTCACCGCCCCCGCCACAAACGCCGTCGTTGCCAGTTGTGTTGTGGTCGTTCCTGCCACTGCGGTCGGCGCGGTGGGAGTCCCCGTCAATGCCGGGCTTTCAATGGGCGCATACTGCTTGTGCGGATTCGCCTCACTCACGTGGCTGGTCATCAGCGTGTCGGCGTAGGCCTTCACCTCAATGGCTTTGTCATCAACCGACTGACGGGTTGCCAGCACCACTGACGGGTCCACTTTCAGGGTAACGGCGCTGGCATTGCTAACCACCAGAATCATACGCACGGTTTGCACGCGACCCGAGCCTTCCTGCAATTGCGGTTTGTAGGTGTCCGGGCAGTTGGCGACCGCGATCAAATCCCCATCCGCATCATATAACCCGATCTCACGCAGCCAGAACCCACCCTCATTCTCCGGGATCACCTGTTCGGCAATAATTTGGTTTGGGCTATTAGGATCCACTCTCAACGCATTCAATACTGCCCGGCGTTTTTCATTAATTAATGCCGTCTGTGCCGGGTCAGGCGTTGTCGGGTTACCGCCCCCATCGCCTATCCCCATGTGGGTAATATTCAGCATTTTTCCAGATGCTGCAGCATTCGCCAGTTTCGCCCTTCCCACCTGGGTGAGCAATGTCATGTATTTCACCGTCATACCATTTTCCTTTCAGGTCAGCTTAATCCGTCATATGGCATCGCAATCCGTAGCGCGAAGACTGCCGTCTGTTTTTGCAAGCCATTTCATTTTGTTGTTGCCTCTGACAACATTATGCAAAGAGACGGCAGGCAAATCGTCTGGCTGGCGTTGTATCGGCTATGGCACAACAACACGGGTGAAAAAAACCCGCCATCAAGGCGGGAAAAATAAAAAAGACGATGAGAAAAACTAAAAAGAAAAATACGGTTATTTATTTTCGGGTAATAATGGCCATTCAATAGTGACGGGAAACCCCGCCTGTTCAGGAATCTTGCGCAGTGCTTCCCGATATGTACGCCAGACCTGTTGATCTACTGGAGCATCAGGCGCTTGTGTCCAGTCACTGGTAGCCAACAAGCTATCTCGTTGACGCCGCGCAGCCTCCGCCAACTGCGTTTGCGATGGGGATGCGGGTGTAACCGCTATCGGTTTTTGGGTTGATTCATCAAACACAATAGCGTTACCAAGAGCCTGTTGGCTTAATAAGTCCTGATAATCATCATCACTGATTTCAATAGCATCATCAGGAACATTAACACCGTGAATTTCACGGCTATAAAAACCATTAAACGATTTAGAGTAAAACATATTACACCTCAATTCCCTATTGCAATAAACTGATATGAGATACCCGAAGAGAACTCAACGGAACCGCCATTACGGACAAAGGCACCATACCCTTTCAGCATTTCTTTTGTGCTATTACTTTGCCCATACACTGTCACCCCCGTATAATTCCAGCCAACAGAGTTATTTTCCGTAACAACGACGGAGAAGATATTATTAGGATAGGCAATAGGGAATGACTGGTTGATAACCCCGGCACCTAACGTTACCCCTGTCCCCCATTGCATAATAATGCCGGACGGTAAAATTTGATAACCATTCAACCCTGCACCAACAACGCCCACGCCACCAATCGCACGCCACTGTGGCCCCGTGGAAAGGAATTTTATATTCGTCCCACTTTTAACCGTCATCGTATTTGAGCCAGATGGGTTATTAGGCCCCAGAATATTCACCCCTGCCCCAGAAATCGTCACCGCTCCATTGGATCCATTATTAAACTCAATAACCCCACCAACGCAAAGGGACGCGTTCGGTAACGTAATCGTAATACCTGCCACCTGGGCTTCAATAAAGCAGCCAAACGCATCACCGGTTAACACCTGGCTTTCTTTGACACCCAATACCGACCTCATATTACCCAAGGCTCTTTGCACAAACGCGGTGGTCGCAATGCTGCTATCGGCATCAAATAGCGGTGGCGTTGGTGCCGTGGGATTACCGGTAAATTCCGGGCTTTCAATCGGTGCATATTGCTTGTGTGGATTCGCGTTGGCGATGTGTTTCGCCATCAGATCATCGGCGTAGGCCTTCACCTCAATCGCCTTGTCATCAACCGACTGGCGGGTTGCCAGCACTACCGATGGGTCTACTTTCAGGGTAACCGCACTGGTGTTACTGACCACCAGAATCATACGCACGGTTTGCACGCGACCCGAGCCTTCCTGCAACAGTGGTTTATAGGTGTCCGGGCAGTTGGCGACCGCGATCAAATCCCCATCCGCATCGTATAACCCGATTTCACGCAGCCAGAACCCACCTTCATTCTCCGGGATCACCTGTTCGGCAATAATCTGGTTTGGATTATTAGGATCCACTCTCAGTGCATTCAATACCGCCCGGCGCTTTTCATTAATTAATGCCGTCTGAGTCGGGTAAGGTGTTGTCGGGTTACCGCCACCATCCCCCACCCCCATATGGGTAATATTCAGCATTTTCCCTAATGCCGTGGCATTCGCCAGTTTCGCCGCCCCCACCTGGGTGAGTAATGTCATGTATTTCACTGCCATACCATTTTCCTTTTGCATCGTCTTAAATCGTTATCTGATATCGCAATCATCACAGCGGAAATCGCTATCTGTGTTTGCAAGCCATTCCATGTTGTTGTTGCCTCTGACAACATTATGCAAAGGGATGGGGGGGTAAATCGTCTGTCAGGCGTTGTATCGGCTATGGCACAACAACGCAGATAGAAATAAACCCGCCATTAAGGCGGGTAGGAGAAGAGAGATATATTCAGTCAGTACATACTGAATAGAATATTCAACATATCATTATTCTGAGAGGATATTTATTTCATAAACAGAGTATCTTTCGCTTACTATGCTGCTCTCACAATGTAATTAAAGGCGATGTTTCTCGGTCGGTTTTCTGGGGCGGTTGGCACGACGCGTGACGCATCGAACGCGATATCATCATTTGTGTTACCAGCCTGGTATGATGTTGGTACTGACGAATTGCGATTCCCATTATCAAAAAAAGCACCCTGGTATGTGTCCAGCCGCAAAAACGTCCCGTTTATAAACCCGGAAATATTTCTGATAGCGTCGCCCTGACCGCTCATGATTACACGCCCCGCATCTACCCCGCGCCCATCATCCCAGCCACGAATAAACTCGCCACGCAAATCGGGCAATACTCCTGATGGGTAGACCTGTGCCAGCCGAGGATACAAGTTTTTATCAAATGCCTGGCCGTTGCATTTGAGCCAGCCCGAAGGCACGCTAGCCTGCGGCCAGGGCAGTGGAATGCCGGTTAGCTCAGCTACAGAAATAGCCCCAATATCCGCAGGTGACGGCTTGAATCCGGTGGTATAAATCTGCTCCCAGTCATTCTCAAAACCCTTGTTATCGCGTGATGTGCGATAACTCAGCCCCCGGTTACCATAATGCGCGGCAAGCTGAAGCGCAGTACAACTGGACGAAGAACCGTGGAAGTGCAGAACAGCCTCTGAATACGTCCCTAGATCTACCTTGTAAAACCCACTTTTGGCATCCCATGGCACGTCCCAGTTCGTGACGCTGCCGGTAAAATCGAGCGCGAACGCATTATCAGTGAGCGCATTATGCACAAATGCGGTTGTGGCCAACTGAGAGGAATTATTTCCGGAATTTATCGTTGGCGCAGTCGGTACCCCTGTCAGCGCCGGGCTTTCAATCGGTGCATACTGCTTGTGTGGATTTACAGCGGCAATGTGGGTCGCAAGTTGATTATCAACGTAAACCTTGACCTGAATCGCCTGCCCATCAACATATTGCCGACTCGCCAACACCACCGCTGGGTCAATTTTCAATGACACTGAGTCAGTCTGGCTGACAGCCAGAATCATACGCACCGTCTGTACACGACCTGAGCCTTCCTGCATCTGCGGTTTATAGGTTTCCGGGCAGTTGGCGACCGCGATCAAATCCCCATCCGCATCGTATAACCCGATTTCACGCAACCAGAACCCACCTTCATTCTCTGGAATTATCTGCTCGGCAATCATTTGGTTTGGATTAGCCGGATCCACGTTCAGGGTCGTTAATTCCGCCCGACGTTTTTCATTAATTAATGCCGTCTGAGCCAGATTAGGCGTTGTCGGGTTACCGCCGCCATCCCCTACTCCCATATGGGTAATATTCAGTATTTTCCCTAATGCCGTGGCATTCGCCAGTTTCGCTGCTCCCACCTGAGTGAGCAATGCTATATATTTTGCCGCCATACCATTTTCCTTCCAGGTTACCTTAAACAGTCACGTTGTATCGCCATAATACACAGCAAGAATCACCACCTGCTTTTTCAAGCCATTCCATGTTGTTGTTGCCTCTGACAACATTATGCAAAGAGATAGGGGGTAAATCGTCTGACAGGCGTTGTATCCGCTATGACACAACAGTGCTAATAAAAATAAACCCACCATGAAGGCGGGTAGGAGAAAGGTGAAATATTCAGTCAGTACATACTGAATAGAATAATCAACATGTCATTATTCTGAGAGGGTATTTATTTCATAAACAGAGTGTCTTTCGCTTATTATGCTGCTCTCACGATATAGTTAAAGGCGATATTGCGGGGGCGTACTGCTCTCCAGTACTCACCAGAAATCACAACTTGGCTCACACCACCGCTGGCAGGCATATAGATCACTCTTCCAACACCATCACCAATATCAACGTTACACTCAGACAAATTACCGATTGTCTGAACTGTCGGATCGACACCATTATCCCCCGTAATATGAGTCGCTCCTTGCATTGACAACAGCGCACGCCCCGCATCCACCCCGCGCCCATCATCCCAGCCACGAATAAACTCGCCACGCAAATCCGGTAACGTACCCGATGGATAAACTTGAGCCAACTTGGGATATAGGTTTTTATCGAAAGCCTGACCGTTACATTTAAGCCAACCAACGGGTACCGTAGCCTGCGGCCAGGGCAATGGAATACCTGCAATTTCATCAAGTGATAGGTTGGCACCTGAGACACGCCAATCGCCCCCTATCGTCAGTAAGCGTACGTAAGTTCCGCTCTGCAATACGATACTGTCCGGCCCAGAAGGGGTCACTGAACCCACGATACCTTTCCCCGCCCCAGAGACCGAGAGCACACCGCCGCTAGCGTTACGCAGCTCAATTACCCCGCCTTGACATAGGGTTGCATCAGGCAAGGTCAGTGTAATACCGGGCGAAAGGACTTCAATAAAGCGCCCAAACGCATCACGGGTCAGTGTGGTCGACTCTTTTATCTGGTATATACCCTGTAAATTCCCCAGTGATCTTTGCACAAACGCCGTAGTCGCAATACTGCTATCCGCATCAAATAAAGGCGGTGTCGGCGCTGTGGGATTACCGGTAAAGACCGGGCTCTCAATCGGCGCATACTGCTTGTGTGGATTCACAGCAGCAATATGTGCGGCTAATCCATTGTCGGTATATGACTTAACCTCCGTGACTTTCGTATCGGTATACGCCAACGAAGATACGTCCTTGTCATCGACATATTGCCGACTGGCCAACACTACCGCCGGGTCAATTTTCAATGACACCGCATCAACCTGGCTGACAGCCAGAATCATACGTACCGTCTGTACACGGCCAGAACCTTCCTGCAACTGCGGCTTATAGGTTTCCGGGCAATTAGCCACCGCGATCAAATTGTCATCTTCATCGTACAAACCAATTTCCCGCAGCCAGAATCCACCCTCGTTTTCCGGGATCACCTGTTCGACAATAATCTGGTTCGCATTAGTGGGGTCGATATTCAACGAATTAATCGCGGCGCGCCGTTTTTCATTCAACAGCGCAGTCTGGGAGGGATCTGGCGTGGGTAATATACCACCGCCATCGCCTACGCCCATCCGTGCGATTGCCAGTTGTTTTCCCTGTGCGATAGCATTAGCCAGCCTGGCGGCTCCCACCTGGGTAAGCAGAGCCGTATATTTCGTGCTCATAATATGTCTCATCAGAATTAGCGATAAAGGGACCCATGCTCAGGCATGGAGCAAATACCGCCACACCTGCCGACATGCGCTTTTTCAAGCGATTTAAGCCTGTTGTGGCAGTACCGGGCATTATGCTGACAGGCCAACAAAAAAACGCCTGATAAAGGTTGGAACAGCGATAGCACAACAGCCCCTATTCCGATTATTAATGCGATAAACAACGGGGAGCTGGATGATGATTAGTAACATCATTAGCATGACAGAAATATCATTCACCCAGAGAATCGACAGGCTGGTTATAGCATTAGTCAGCGTGCATTATTATTTTTCGGATAATTGA